GACGGACGACAAACTCGCGCCATTCTTCAAAGGTCTTAAAGCGATCAGCTGGTAACGGTTCGACACCCTCGACCTTGGGATCGGTCCACACCTTGTTTTCAAAGTCTTCACGCAACTTAGCGTCATCGAGGAAGATCGTATTTACACGCTCACCCGCTTCATCAACGTCACGGTAAAAAGCACTACGGCCCGACATATCTTGAAACCGGCCATCTTGAACGCCTTTATCGGTGCGTGTAACGACAATGGAAGGGTCTTCCATAGGACGGATGCCAACTAATTCAGAACGCGGAACAGTTCGTGTTGGCGTTTCGCCACGAGCTTTCGTTGCAAACTTAACCTGATCCGAATTGAAGACAATGAATTCGTCATTTGTTTTATTAATAATGCCGTCATAGCCCTGCGCTTGTAATTCTGCTCGTTCCTTTGGTGTTATTAACGCAGTTTCCGCAGACATCCGCATATCTCTACGGTCAAAACCCTTTGTTTTTTGAATACGTTCTTTTACTTTCCGCCAGAAACTTGTTTTCTCAATGACGTAAGGGTTCTTCATATTTAAGTAGACAGGATAAATAACTTCTCCTGCTGCCGGACGAGACTCACCACTTGCCCCTTTTGCTCTTACGCCAGCAAACATTGCATAGGTTTCAGAAATATATGGATCGCTGGCGAAGTAAACGCCTTCGCTTAATATATCGCCGTGAGTATCCGGTTTCACGCTTGGATCAAACTGCTCTATATCAGAACGCGAACCGTGATAAACAACCAACGGTTGACCACGGCTATCAACCACCTTACTGCCCGAAAACCAATCAACAAAAGACGCAGTCCTGGTAATCTCCACTGTAGGGGCGGCATCGTCGCGCACAACGACAATGGAAGGGTCTTCCATAGGACGGATGCCAGCCAACGCATCGGCGTCATCGTCGGCAATACGGTTCATGGCATCGACAGTGTCGTTGCCTTCCCACCACCGCATGGCAGCGGTTTCAATATCCACCGGGCTCATCTTGCCAGCCAGGCCGCCCAGCGAGCCGCCAAAGAACGTACCCGCACCAATGTTGACAACAGTTTCCAACGGCGTTGTCGTCGGATCGATCTCGCCCCGCATGATCTCACCGGGCGCCATCAGCGCACCAACAGACACGCCGCCGCGAGTAAAACCCTTAACAAAGCCCATGCCTCGCGCTAACGGGATGGGGACGAGGTTGATCGGATCAAGGACATTCGCCATCAAACGAGTCCAAAACGCCCCGTTCTGATCCAATTCAATACGCCGCTGCGTCTGCGTATCGATCATTTGCTTGATCGCACGCGCTTCAGCCGGTGAATCGGCGCTCATAAAGTCATGGTAATACTGCTCGTACCCACTTAAGTCCTCGTCCCGATAGACGTTGTATTCGGGAATCTGCATAGGCTCATCGAAGTCGCGGCTAAACGCCCCCCAGGGATTGGCGTCTGCGATATAGCTGTAATGATCACCAATCGCCTCCGGCCCGCCATGCTCCCAAAGCGCCGTTATCTTGGTCGCCAACGAGCCCCAAGGCACATCAAGCATCCATGCAGTTGCGACATCGTCATAGCTGTTCAGATCGCCTGTTGGCCGGTGCATGACATTAGCCCGCGCCTCGGCTCGAAACCGTTCACGTTCACCCTCGCCGAACAAGAATGGATTGAGATCAGTTTCTGCCACGTTTATCCTTTGCAGCCTCACGCTCTTGGCGTTCAGCTTCTAATTTGGCGCGTGCCGCTTCTTGTTTTGATCTCCAGTTTTCATGGACTTTCCCCATGATCTCGCCCGTATTGATCAAAACCGCTTGTGTCTTATTGTCTGCGTTGCGCGTTGCAATTACGCGATCGATCTCTTCGGAAATCATTACGCCCTGGTAAATCGGATGGCCGTTCGCATCATCGCGTACCCATTGCACATAGAGGTTGTGTCCAAACACTAACTCCGGTTTGTCCTTCATATCGGCGTGAGTCGGACTTTCCTGAAAGGCTTTGTTAAAGGCGTCTTCAAGCATCTGTACGCCCACCGTGGAATCATTGCTTCTGTCTGCGAGCCGTGCCTCCGGTGCGTGCTTGACGATATAAAGAGACTTCGAAAGATCGCTGACGCCGTAAGGCCGGCCACCCGCTAAGGAAACGCCGTATTTGCCAGATGACAGAACACCCTCGACAGCGCGATCCATAGCGTTGTCATACTTGCCATCACGCAAACTTGGCGCACCCGCAAAAAACGCATCCAATACGTCACGACGGAATTGCGCTCCCGCTTGCGGCGCTTTGCCTTTGAGCAAATGTAGCATGTACTGGTTGCGGTCTTTCGGGTCTTGCAGATTGGCTTTTACGCCCTCTGGCAAACGCAACCCAACCGGCACAAATCTATCCCAAAAACTGGGGCCGGTTTGTCTGCCCATAGCCGCCTGATAGAGACGCTCCAGCTCTGCGTCTTGGTCGCTCTTGCTTTCCTTGCCCGATGAGTCGCGCCAATCTTTTTCAAACTGAAGAATCTCGCCATCAAAAATACGACGATACGCTGAAAGAGCACGCTCAGACGTCATGCCGCCATCACGCAGCCCACCAGCCGATTCAAATGCCTCCAAAGCGCTGACGATCTGTGCACCCGACGTGCCCAAAGACTTGGATAATGTACCGACATGGACGCCGGTACGGTCCTTTATGTTATTGAATAATTCAGCAGCTTTGCCGATTTCTGCTGCTGTATCCCCGCCAGCAAGTGAAGAAATGTACTGGCCGAAACCTTCCGGAACAACGCCGGTGGCCTGAATATATTGGTATGCCGCTGTTTGAACGCGGTTGTTTTCGTAACTTTCGTTGCCCCATGTAGTCGCCGAAAGCGTTTGACGAAAATGACGCTCGGCAATCGCCGCATTTTTGGTTGTCTGTGGCAGCCGTTGGCCAGGATTACCTGCAAAAAAACTACTGAGCGCCTGAGTGAACGGTATTTCTTCCTGCGTCATCCTTTTCAGCGCACTTGCCCGCTGACTTAGACTTGTGAAAATTTTGCTAACACCACGACCAAATGCTGACGCTGAAAGATTTTTTCCCTCTAAAGCGGTCAGTTGCGCATTAAATTTTTCCTGCATCGATGCGGGCCATTGCGACACAGCGTCTTTTGCCAAAATCAACGTAAGATCAGACAACGCTTGGTTGTCGGTTTCTCGTTCCTGACGCATACCCTCAACACGCGCCGCATTGGTTTTACGGTCAATAGCGCGAACAGCTGCAAGCATCCGTGCCGTGGCGACAGTCGGCTGTGATTCGATCAATTCTTCGGTGACGCCAATTTCTTCAAAATCAACATCGCCATACAACTCTTTGAAAAAATGAAAGACGCCGGATGCGGACCTGTCACGGATTGCTTCTAAAATATCTGATTCAGCAGCATCGATCTTGGTGTTTTGAGAATTAAGGACGCCCTGTATCTCAACCAGGTCGGCATCAGTGAGATCCAAGTCTTTTAAAAACTTTGTATAAAGCTCGCCTCGGCGTTGCGGCAAATCCGCAATGGCTTGAGATCGGCGCAATTTGCCTTTCTCTGGCTCCGGATCATCAACAGCCATCTCATCACGCAAAAGCGGATCAACATCAAATATACCGGCAATGCCGCGCAAACTGGCTGAAAGCCCTGCGGTCTTATCAAACTTACGCATTTCACGACGAACATGACCCTCTGTCGGCCACGTGATCGGAGAATTTCTTAGCTGTGCCTCATAGATTTCACGTTTTGACGCCCAATCTTTTGTCCCCGCCGCGGCCATTGCAGTTTTGGCAAAGTTTTCAGCTGTCTCGACTTCATCAAGACCCGCACCAGCACGATCTTGAACCGCTTTCTTGTCAACAATGCCGGTCAACAAACGCCGGTAAACGTCGCGTCCATGCATCTCCACCGCAGCACGAGCGCGTGGGTCAACCTTCTTCACCGTTTCTTTCAGGTACTCCCCCGCATACTCTTCAAAAGATGCCGGGTCATAAGGCATTGAGGATGCCGTCTGAGTCAGGTGATTTTGGATATCGTTTTGAATTTTGTTGCCATAACGCCGCACCATCTGTTCCTGATAGGTCGCGCCATAAACAGTAAACCGGCTTGGCATCGCCGGCATCTCCGGCATCCCCGTTTGAGGATTAACCTGAAACTCAGCAACAGCTGCGTCCGCTTCGGCTTCCGTTGTCCGCTGAACGGTTAAACTCTTCTCCGCATAGTCGAAAACTTCCTGCGCCGCAGGCACACCCGCCAACAAGGACTCTTTATATATACGCCCAGCACGATTGATGCCTGACGTATCGGCAAAGCCCACAGGCCGGTTGGTTTCATCGACAGTAAATCTTTTAAGTTCTCTCGACATAACCGCCCCTATGTATGAAGACCTGCAATTTTAGCCGAAGCACCAATAGGTGGATAAGCTGGCTGCGATCCCACGGCAGGACCGGCTGCCGTCAAAGCCTTAAAGCTGCTTGTACCGGTCGTTGACGCACTCAATGATCCAGCCGGTCTGAGCATTGACATCTTCGCGCCGCCTTTAAGTAAGGTAGCGGTCGCGCCCATCCATGCCGTCTGGCCCATATGACGGAACGCCTGACCCTCGACCTCAGCTGAGTGAGCTGTAAGAAGAAAACGCCGCTCGCCCTCAAGAGCTTGCAGTCGAATACGTCTTACGGAATCTTCCAGCCGCGCTTTATTGTCACGCCTCAAGGCTAAGAATGAAGCGGAAGATTCAATATTGTATTTTGCTTTGTTCTTATTGAACTCTGACATCACCAAGAACTCGCGGCGGCGTTCGATTTCCTGCTGCGCGCCTTGCAGCTTTGCCGCATTGGCATTGTCAATCGCCTGCGTCTTCTGCAACTCGGCCTGGGCTGCGCCAAACTTTGCTTGCGTCCGCGTTGCAGAGTATTGGCTTACCGCTTGAAACGCTGTAGACGCAGCCATCAAAGCCATTTGCCAACTCATACTGTGACCTCCTTGTAGATCGACAGAAGCGTAAACGGCAGCGGCGCTTCTTGCGTAATCGTCACTTGTCCAAGCCGGTCCCAGCCCAGCAGCGAAAATTCATAGCGCCCGGTCTTGGTCGATGGCGCGATGCTTAAATCATCCGTTACCTGGCGCACGAGAAAGTCGTAGCCGTTAATACTGAACTGGACAGACTCAAAGACTTGCAACACAACGCGGCCAACACGCTTGTATTCACCGCTATACGGCCCCGCCGTATCAGCCACAACGACAGGTAAATCTTTAATCGTTCGTGTGTAATTAAGGCCACCCACCGGCGCCGATGCGCTTTCTGTAAGAACAACCTGACCCGATCCATTAACAGTAAAATCACCATGATAGAGCGTACTGTCGGTAACACTGGCTGAACTGGCGACAAGGTGCGTTAAACCGCCCCAGGTGGTTCCTGATGACAACGTAAGCGCCTTTGAAGTGTCAATGGTCCGGTCCCAGTTGAACTTCTCAAGATAATAAACTTGCTGATAGGTCTGCGCGGACACGGCGAGCCGGGTCGAATCCGACGTCGTAATCGTCAACAGTCCGGTCGGGTTCGTTTCCGTAATGGTGACAACATTCGCCGAAGGGTTTGCCACGGTAAAAACAGAATGGCTGTTGATGGCGGTGTAGATATTGTCCGCTGTCACATCGTTTGACGTATTCGGGCGCCATCCTGTTGCCGCCGATGGTGATGATCCGCCAGCTGCTTCCGATGTAAACGTGTAGGCTGTGCCGTCCGCGATCGTAATGGTAATCGTGGTTCCGGTAGCAATGTTACCGTAATCCGTGACAGTGATCGTGCCGTTTTCACGCACGTTCTTATTGTCACGCTGGGCGCACACAAACACTTCTTCGTTCAGCGTTGTCGCGCTGATAAACTTTCCTGTCGTTTGCCACGGATACCAGCCCGATATCTTTTCAGATCGGATAGAATGAAAAACAGAAACCGATCCCGCTGTGTCTTCATTGACAACCAGAGCAAACTGTTCCGGCCCTGCCGAATGCCCATAAAGAATCGTTAGATCCTTGGCGCTGGTGATCATAGAGTTCGAGATCAAGCTGACCGCATCAGCCGTATAGGCTTGCTGCGTATCGCTAAAGATCATCTCACGAACGACCTTGCGGGTGTCCTGAACAAAGATCGTTGCGCCGTCGAGGTTCTTCGGCGTTACGTCTGAGCAACCATACGGAACCTGAGCGCGGAATATAAAGTTGGTCGGACTTACCGGACTTGAATCAGACTCGACAATGTAGCCAGCTGCTTGGTCTGTAAAAAGTTGAAGGTGGCGACCCGAATGCAGATGACGGATTTCATTGATCAGGCTTGAACCGATATCGACCTGAATACTCTCACTCGCCAATGCCGTGCCGACATTAAAATTAAAATAAGCACCAGACTTGGATGACCACAAATTCGAGGAAAGATCACGCGATCCGCCAAACCAAAGACGCTGTTGGTGGAAAGCCACACTACGGGCATAGCCCTTGGCTACAGAAAAGACGTTCTCATCCCAGTCCACAGTAGCGTCTGTATTGGCTAAGGTTTCCCGTACAGTGCCCGTAACGACTGTGGCGCTGGTGTACCCCGTGACATCGACTTCCTTCGGTGTATCGCCAATACGGACGATAGAACCCACATGGTCACTGGTCCAATAATCCGCGCTTGTTGTCAGCGTAATGCCGGTGCCGCTGGTAGCTGATGGCTGGATCGTCATGCCCGGATCAGCAAATTTGTAAAAAGGCTCGTACCGGGGGTAGCCGCTTGAATGAGCCTCGAAAGCAAAATCGGCAATAGTAAATGTCGAAGCCCCTGTTCGCAGCAGCTTCTTCATATGAAAATCTTTATGCGTAATAATCGTCGTGTCGCCGTTTGTATCGAGCCGCATCTCCCACATGGTTGTCGCTGTCCATGGCTGAGAGGTCAGATTGGTAACGGCAGCACCATCTTCATCAAAAATATCAAGGCGCGTATTGCTGAATGCAAAGATGTACAGTTGTGTTTCGTTAAATTGCATACGCTCAAGGCGGGAAGTGCCTTGCAATGTCGCAAGATAATCCGTCCCTGGCCGGCGGCGCACACCACCCTGAACCAAAGGTGCAGAGTTCAACAGCGTTTCCGCGCCGTTCCGATACACAGTCGTATCCTCACGGCCCATCATGCGAGGGTCTAATTCGCCGGAAGAAAAGTTTGTCTGAAGTGTCCGAAGCGCGCCCAAGGGCTACCTCCGAACATTTATAATGCGGGACGTCGAGATCGACGGAATCGTGTCATTCTGTGCATCGATGTTGCGCGCCTTACGCATTTGCGTATCTGCCCGATCCGCCCATGCGCCCGCAATATCCGGCTTTTGAATAACCGAAAGAGCAAAGATCGAAGCCAGCCGCATCTGCACAGCCATCCGAAAGTACGGCGGCCATGAGGCTTCCGTAACACGATAGATATAATTTAAGAAAACACTGTCAGTTGCCCCGGCATTACAGAAAATCTTATCGCCATACACTTCATATGTAATGTTTACATCACTGACCGTGACACGGCGTATGGTCAGCGAGTCCGTCGGAATTTGATAAGCAGCATCCCAAATTGTATCGGGCGCCGTTGATAAGCGCGATAACGCATCAGATTGTTTTACGGCAAAACGCCACGGATAAGAACTCAGAGAGTCCTCAACAACCTCGTCGTAAATATTGTTGGCAACAACCGCCCCGGCGTCGTCGTCATCAAACGACGAAATCGGCGACGAGCCGATAAGAACGAGCGCATTAGACGCAATCGAAACATCACTATCGGCTATGCCAGGCATACGCTACTCCAATGGGAGGGGAGGGGCCGAAGCCCACTCCCAACCCGGCGCGGGATTAGTCGCCGTCTGTCTCAGCAATGGCGGTGCCATCACTGACGTCGACAACATTCGAAGCTGAGATCGACAACACATTCACGAAGCTCGTCGTGGGCGTGTTGGTATCGCAGACGATGATGACGTCCCGTACGTTCAGACGCTCGGCATAATCGTTAAAATAGGCCGAACTGTTACAGGTGGCGATCGAATCCGTTGTCGAATACTGCCACAAGGTGAAGCCATTGCCGGTAGCCAATGGCGTCATATTGGTCGCTGAAAAAGCCATGCTCAGTCCTCCTCAAGCGCTGTTGTAAAGGACTTCGATGCACGCCGTGTCATCGATCATGCACGCGCCATGCGACATGTTCGCTGATACAAGCGTAGAAGCCTTTGTGGGAACCCAATCCATCGACAGAGAGAAGTCTGCACCGATGGCGTGACCCAAAGCGGACTGATGATAGAAGAACGCCTTGGCATCGTTCGAGCCGTCCACGGGCAGGTTCTCATGCGGGAACCACTTCATGCCCAACCAATCCTTGGCGGTCACACCCTCAAACCAGATGTTGGTCTGACCGATGTAATCGGAGTTGGAGAACTCGTCGATGTCGAGAAGATCACCCCACTGAGCCCAAGGTACGACGGCGTAAACCTGACCGTCGAAAGGCACGGATGCGTTACCGAGAGCCTCCATGATGGCAATGGCGGAGCTGGCTGCCGACCAGGTGGCGGCCGATCCGACATTGTTGGAGTTCGCGGACGTATCCATTGCGGTGGTGATGATTTCATCCGTGTCACGGCCCATTGCCGCAGCAATGTTCTTGGACTGTGCACCTCGCTCGTCGTGCTGAATCTTCAGCTCATCGAGTTTGTCCACGTACACACCGGAATAGCGGTCTTGAAGCGTGCATTCCACTGGTGCGTGGGAGATGTGGGTTACGGGAATATCACCTTCGCGTGATTTGCTGCCGACTGTGGCATTGCCAATCACTTGGAAGGTCGTGGATTGACCAACCACACCCGTCTTGGTGCGGATGGTGTTACGCAGTTTCGAGCCCGTTTGCTGGTACTCAATATGCGCCTCGCTTTCGAATTGCTTTACGAAAGCGTCATTGATATCGGGAGCTGCCATGCTGCCCTCCAAAGTTGAGACACAAGGTTCAATCCGGGTGTCGTCAGTCAGAGAGGGTGGGTATCCAAGAAGGGCCACCCATCAGCATCGGGCCGGTACAATAATAAAGTAGACCGCCGTTTTACCGACGGTCTACTCACAAGCGGCGGTGAGGTTAAGGAGAGGACGCGAGCCGCTTGAATCCATCTGCAATCTTGTTTTCAAGATCAACTCGCTCTGCGCCCATGGTCATCTGCCGCGCCTGACGCTGCATATCCTGAAGCTCGGCATAAGACAGTGGGCCATCCGGCGTTGCATCTTCCGTAACCATCGAAGGATCGCGGGTCATTTTGATCATCTGCTCCAACGCCATAACCGTGTCCGCGTTTGATGCAGCCAATGTAATTGCGTTATATCCTTCCGGACTGAGATGACGGCCAGCCCACATATCAAGGCGATCCAGACGCGCTTGTGCATTTTCGCCGAGTTTTTCAAGTTCGGCATTCCTGTTCGGCATCATCGCCAGTTCATTCTGCACATAGAAAGTCGTGGCTTCGTTAAACTGTTCAGGCGTGAGCCCGATCTTGTGTGACCATTCCTGCCATGCAGTAAATGTCGGATCATCCGTTTTGAAAGAAAACTCTGAACCTTCCGGCACCAACCCCTCTGGTGGTTTATAGACATAATCAACCGGCTTTTCAGGGACAGCCTTACGACGTTCTGCCTCATAGGCGTCAATCAGTTTGTCTCGCTCGACTTCGGGTCTTTCGCCAAGTTTGGCTTGTAGTTCCTTGTACCCGGTTTCGAGCGAGGCAACGTCTTTGTATTTACCCGCAAGAAGTGATTCCCCGACAGGCTCCGGAGCACCCTCCGGCGCTGGTGCAGCCTCTTGTTCTTCCGCGACATCAGCCGCTTGAGCTTCTTCGGCCATTTGCTTTTTCCCTTTGTCCTTGTTCTACACGCTTGTCGATCAAATGAACCAGATAGCGTTGACCCTCTAGATGAAGCAGCGCATTAGGTTCACATTGCGATGGCGCCAGGACAGCGTTGACAGTTACAGAACGCAAATAATCAAGAGCTTCTCTGCCGCCGCCATCACTGAAGATTGCCGCAAAGATACTGTTCAGGCGCGATTCCTCATCATCGCCCCTGTTAAATCCGTCCAATGTCGCTACGGGTTTCCCGCGCCGTAGCCGATCCCATCCGGCATTCATGGTAAGAGTGCTCTAATCCCCTGTACTGGATCTATTCCCGATTGCGCGGCTTGCGCCATCATCTCACCCGTCTGGCTTGCCATTTGCTGCTGGCTTTCAGGTGAGCGTAGTAATGTACTTGATACTTCGTACCATTCGGCCAGCTGCTCGGCGAAGGCTTGAGAGTCGATAACGCCTTGAACTGCTTGTGGCCCAAACAACTGACCAATCATCGTCGCAAAATTAACGTGTTGAGCGATGTCTTCATTGCGCTGCGCCCGCGAAAGCGGTGACGTCGGTACAATTTTTAACTCGCGTCCGTTAGGAAGCGCCGGCAGATCAAGCCGTCCCTGACGGGTCAGCAAGAAAACAACGCGCTGGATTACCGGATCGACAAACTCCGAACGCAAGCGCCCATAAGTCGAGCCCAACTGACGCGACATCTCGGCCATACGTTCGGCGACTTCCGTTGCACTGATCGGCGTTCCCTCACGTCGGCCAAGAGTTTCGTTATAGAGCGCCTTGTTAATGTTATGACGCATATCGCTCAGGATCAGTTGCGCCACATCAAAGTTCCCCGGCGATGCCAAAGGCTCAAGGCCGCGGCTGTTAATTGAGCGCGGGATGACCGCGCCGGGAACCAGGCGCACGTTAGATGGGTTGATCACACCGTCATCATCAGCCTGCCACACACCGGTAATCGCCATCTCGGCATTTTCGAGAATCAACTGCACAACGAGATTAACAGTTTTGATCGCAGCGAGTGCATTATAGGCAGGGCCGCGCCCCCAAACCTCTCCGGGGTTTTTCGCCCAGCGGAAATTGATCCACGGTGACGACCCTAAACCTGTCCATGAAGTTTCAAATAAAACGTGCTCGTCATCGAGCGCAATAACAATATGATTGTATTTTTCCTGGCCCATATCAGACCAGTCACGCATGGTTGCTTCCAACAGCTTGCAGCGTTTCTGCGGCTTGTTGTTATAAATGTCCTGCATCCGGTTACTCATGGAAGCCTTCGGCCAGATAATCGGGATATCACCCGCTTTGGGGCTACGGACACGGAACTGCGCGTCGATCCGATCAAAGGGACCAGCTTCGAGGTAGACTTCAGACAATGGAACGGCATGAAACTTCAACGGCTCAATCAGCTCGCCGTCTTCAATGACCATATTGCCCGTGCCAACAGAGCCATCAAGGAAGGCTTCATGGGCTTCCTGTTGGAAGTTAGAGCTTTCAATAACGTCAAAGATTTCTTCTGTTGAATTGTCGAGACTTTCCTGAACGGCGGCAAGTTCATCTTCGTCCAGAAAACTTTTCATCGACGGCGCTGGTGTTAGCCGAGCCCACTTAACATTGTTTGGTGTAATGCCCTGTACCATGCGGGAGGCAAATTCCTGTACGCCCACCACGGCAGTCTCGTCAAAGATAAGATCATCGCGGCGATCCCCCCGTGTCGTCTGCTTCAGGGAATCACGCCCCGGCATGGTATAATCAAAGATATCCTGCCAGACATTTTCCCAGTGATCGCGGATACCTTTTGCCGCCTTGTAACGGCTTATGACCATCTTGGGATTAGCCACCAAGCGTATCCTTCATCTCGTCATCGGGATAACCGCCAGTGCCCGCCGTCAACAACGATGCACGACCACGCATTCGGCGCTTACGCGCCTCTTTTTCCTCAGTCTCGCGTGCTTCAAGATCGGCCTTTTGTTGAGCGGCACGTTCCTGTTCTTCTTTACGCAAGCGAATGAGCTCAGGATCGGGAGGCGGGGGCTTCGGTGGATCCGGCGGGTCGAAGATTCCCATGATCATCTCCATCTAAGTATTTGTCGAAAATAACATCAGCGCCGCGTTTTAATAACTCACAGGCGAGTTGGTGCGGCGTCAGCACAAACGGAGCATCGATGCCAAGCAGCTGCTTTGCCCAGGTGACGCAGTAAAGCGGCATTCGCGGCCTCGAATTTTTTTCCAAAGCCTGAGTGTCAATCGCCAAAAGCACACCTTCCTCACGAAACTTGTGTAAAATACCGTCAACGTCCTCGCCCCGGTACAATTCAACGTACAATCGCCGCGATGACCACTCGACAAACAGCCATACATCGAAGTCGAGGTCATAGCGCATCATGCAGACATGGCGAAAATGCGGGCGGGTAAGCCAGCGCCAGAGCCAAGGCAGCTCGGCGTCCAAAAAACCTACATACCAGCGTTCAATCGGTGGGATCGCTTCCTCCTGTTGAAGACATTGAAGTTGCGATCCGCCTGAAAGACGGTGAACGCCTTGTCACCACCAAGAACCCGCTTACCTTCCCCGGCGCCCAGCATCATGTATTGCAGCGCGTCATGGACATGGGAGTATTTGTTCTTGCTCGGCGTCAGTTCATACTTGGCTTCGCCTGATGTCTGCATACGGCGGTAATGGTAGCCGTTTATAAAGCCTTTCTTCAGCTGCAAGCAGCTCGGGTCGAGAAGAAACCCGGCCTTGCCGTCAACCATGCGGTTTAACGTACCGGTAACGGACTCAATCCGCATGACCGGGTCGTTACTTGGGGCAGGAAACGCATTAATCCCATTTGCCCTGAGTATCTGGAACGGCGTTGTCTCATCGGTCTGTGCACGCTGGTCGCCAGCCGGATCGCCGTAGATATGCAGCTGATGGGTCGGGAAATGACGCAGGATTTCGGCGCGAAGCACTTCTGCAAAGCGCGCAGCGCCCATATCGGCGGTGACAATCTCGCGTAACAGCACCCAACGGCCATCAGAAAGGCGTTGACCGAAGGTTGCCGCCGGCGTCAGACCGAAATCAATGCCGATATACACCGGTAACTTGTCGGATATGATCAGAGGATCGTGGGAAACGTGGTTTTCTGGTGAGAATGTGGGATAAACCGGCTTGCCATCGTCCAAAGAACCCAGCCGGTTCATTACATAGACGTCGATCCAGCTCTTGGTTTTGCCCGTGATCGTCGTTTTGTAGTAGGTGCTATGCAAATTCTCGACGTTTTCGGCTTTTGGATTGGGAATATAGCCGGTGACATCACCACTTTTTGCATCTTTTTCCTCAAGCATCCCTGATGGCTGCGTATAAAACGTCCAATTCTCGGGCAGTTGAAGCATCAAAGCCTCCTCTGCCGTAATAAATTCGGGCAGGGGAGCCTCAGACGACATGATCGGCCACCAATGATCATCGTCCGGAGCGTTGGTATCGGCCCAAACCCCGTACCAGGTGGGCCCGCCCACAGCCATGGACGGGTAGCGGCCGCACCGCATTGTCAATCCGTCCACAATAGTCTTACTGACCTCACGCGCTTCGTTGATAAAGCCGCCCGTAAGTTCAAGGGATAGCAATTTCCGCACTTCTTCCGGTCTGTCGAGGGCAAGGAAGATGACTTCACAGTCAATGTCAGCAACACGGATATGATGCGTATAAGGGGGCGACCAATTAAAGCGTCCGAATTGGTCTTCAGGGAACCAATCCAACCAGGTCTTGATTGTCGTCGTCTTCAGCTGCGGATTGGTGTTTCTGATAACCGCAAAGCGGGTGTAGCGTTTACCGTCAGGTGCGGGCTCCTGTGCCATAGCGCGGCGAAATATCTCAACACTGCACGCAACACTCTTACCGCTGCCCACAGGGCCGCGTATGCCCCGAAAGAAGCTGTCATCACGCATAAACTCGCGCAATGTCTCCCCGTTCGGCTTGTATACGCGGTCTATGACACGACGCCCTTATCGACGGCGATCTTAATCCGCTGCTCACGCACCCTTGGCCCCATGCTTTCGATCCACTTGTCGACTTCATGTAAAGGCAGGGGCTCATACTTCTTGGAAGCGCGGTTCATGTGAACCTTATGCACGCGCTGGCAGACCTCACGCAGACGTTGCAAATCCTCAAACTTGAGATCAGAGCAGAAGCTCATTTTTTCTTAGTTTGCGGCTTAATTTTTTTCATACCCGACTTGGGGGGACGGCCGCGCTTGCTGCCATAAGTACCTTTTCCACTCGGCATAGCTATTTTCCTCTCTTGATCTTCTTCTTGTTCACGCGCCGGACTTGTTCCGGCTCATTTCTTCTTTTTGGCGCGGGAGGCGGGTTTCTTTGCGGCGGGCTTTGCGGGGGCGGCTTCTGGAACAGGCGCCACAGCTTCACGAGTTTGGCTTTCAGCAACGATAAAATCACGTTTGATGTCCCCCAAGGTCTTTTCAATGGAATCCAGAGCACTACTTACGGAAGCCAGTCGCGGATCGTCGTCCATACGGCGGTGGAACCCACGCGATAGCCGACCCATGCGCTTCTTCAAGTTCGATGCGTCCAATTTTTTTCTCCAACCGGGCGGCCGACAGAACCCAAAAGAGCCCTGCCGACCAAGTAAGGTACAAGTCTATGGGGCACCACGCCCCACAGACAAAATCTAACAGAAGGAAAAGAACGGAAAACTCACAGCAACAGCAGAACTGAAGCCTGTACGCAGCTGCTCAAGATGAGTATAATAAACCCGCTAAATGTAACTTGGAAAAAGTTGGTGACGCGTTTGCACCGCCATATTCGGAAGCCTGGCCTCGGTCGGGCTTTCGTTTTTTTTGTGCGGACCTTTTTTCGGGAATTATACACGGAGGGGACATATGGCGAGGTAATCAGGCTGTTTTAAACCCCCCCTGTCCCACTGAGGTAGTAGTACTGACGGGCGCGAGTGACGGACACACGGACAGACAGCACCTATCTTTCTTGCTGGCTAGCCGAGATCAATCACGAACCTCACGTCACTCTGTATCTGCGCGTGTAGTCTGTCCGGTGGCTTGAAGCCTCCTCGATCAAGGATCGAGTCACTCGCTTGGAGGCGCACGTACTCAGACTTGGCAGACCTACTCAGCGCATCCAGTTGTAGCATGGCCTGAGCACTACCACGCAAAAGCCTTGAACGTATCCCTTCTGCCATCTGCTTCTCAACTTGAGGAAGATGCACGATACGACTTACGGAATTACGCGGTATGCTCAAGGCTTTAGCAGTCTCCGTCACTGTATCACCAGTCTGAAGTACATGCTCGAGGACACGTGTTTGCATAGCCGTCAGGCGTCTGTTCTCAGGCGCGACGGGTAATGGCTTGTGTTTGGGGTGGTGCGTGACCATGGATATCTGTCCTTGCTTCTGTCGCGCCCCTAGTTAGGTAGGTGACATTGAAAGGCAGCACTGTCAACTCACATAAATGTCCACTCCGGATACCTCAATTTCGTCCAATCCGGCAGAAACCCTGCGGCCACACCCCGTTTGACGCCGTCGAGAAACTTCATTATGTCGGCTGATACAGCAATTTTCTGCTGACCCGGCATCTTGGCCGCCGGTGTCCAGCCGCTCACCTTGCAGGCATGGCCAGGACATTTCTGTGAAGCTCTGCGAAGCATCCCTCTCCTCGTCACGTTCGGCCACTGAAGCTCAATGGCTATCATCGACTAAACCAATCCAGCGCAGTTCTCTCGGACATCCTTCAGCCTATAATGCACTCAGCGATGCCCTCATCCTGAACAGTCAGAAGCACTCAGGGGGCGCACGCTCCGCAGATGTCACGTCTGGCTTGTAGCCAGCCCGAGCCACTCTTGATCGCCACTACCGCTAGCGGAGAAGTTCCAGGGGTTCCTTCGCCAGACACGAAGTAGTTCCGCTGTTTCCCACGTTGCGAGGACTCCGAACGCGATCACAGATCCCCCATCCAATGCAAATCAACCCCGTTGGGGTCGCTCATCGGAGATGACCGAGATTTGCATTCGCTGTGTGCCGGTGATCCGCGGGAGTCCTTACGCAACATTGTAAACAAGGAACTACTAATCATGTCTAACAAAGTAACGGAACTTCTTACCGCCATCGGCAGCACCGACCAAGAGTGGGTGCTGTCTCAAACCATCCGCAACATCTGCTACGGTACGCACAATGATACTCAGTATCAGGATAAGGTCATCGCAGATTGCACGGCTGAAGTGAAACCGATCCTCGAAAACTTCGCCGGATCGGAAGTCGATGAAAAAGCCATGTATGACCTTCAGATGAAAGCCGAACGCGCCGAGGAACAGAAGGTCTACTTCGCAGAGCTTCACGTCCTGGCCAAAGCCGCCTACAAGGAACTGACCGGCTCTGATTGGACACCGACAGCCAAGAAATCTCGGGTCAGCAAGAAGAAAATCACCGCATCAGCCGACGCTTGGAAGCAACGCCTCGCCGGCTAAGACAAACAGGGAGTGGCCTTCGGGTCACTCCTTTTTTTGTACTCATCTCGGCATCAACCTCGAGCCGGTGCTTCGCACCTTGCTCGATGTGGGATAGCCCGAACAACCAGAAAAAGGGCCAGCAACAATGGCAAATACTCTAGGACAAACCGTGGAATCATTGCGCGAACAATTACAAAGTCAGATCGAAAGACTGACCAATGATAACGCAGCTCTCTATAACGACCTGCATGATTACCTCCGCACCATCAAGGAACTGCGTGAAGAACTGCAAGGTGCAACGCAACGAATTCAATACCACCTCCGCAACATCAAGGAACTGCGGAAGCAAGTGCGAACTCTCAAACATGAGAACGCCAAGCTCAAAGCGATGATCAAAGGTGAGCACACATACTGGAACGAGGCTGAAGCTGAAGCTGCCGCACTTGAGTCCGGCAAGCTCGCCGCCAAAGGTTTCCGAAGTGAGTTGCAGAAACTCGCCGACAAGTTCAACAGCTAAACATTACTTCTCCTCCTAGAAAACTCGGGCGGTCTATCGCAGGCCGCCCTTTTTTTGTGACGACCTGGCCCCGGCCAGCCGGACCCACCAGAAAAGTGGCCGACAATTAAGGAGAGAAAACGATGGAAGATATCGTAACCGATAAATTGACCGACGCTTATATATTGCGTGAGCAAATCCAACAAAAGTTGGATGTCTACACATGCTCACTT